ATTTCCGTCGATTTGGTTAACAACCATTTGAACGGCACTATCAAGTCCATCCGCTACTACGCCACACGCCTAACCAACGCCCAACTAGCGAGTTTGTCAGCATGATCGACGTAATCGGAACCATCTACGCCACAACAAGTGTGGCTGACGCTTCTATCGAAGCTAATACACCCGCAGGCACAGACGAGACAGGTGAGCTTATAATGAACCCGCCTGTGCCTGTTGAAGGTTTTCATGTTAACTCAAGTGTAATCATTGAAGCATGGGAGCAATACAGAGTAGAGCCAAAGACTCCATCACGAGTATTCTTTGGTGGTACTACAGTATGTTATAACTTCCCTGACATGGAGACAGCTAAATCACTAATAAACATGGAGAACTACAATGAAATTTAAGTGCAATCACACAGGTCAAGTATATACATTCACTGATGAACATGATATTGAATCTATGTTGGTTCATGATGAATACACACCAGTGGTTGAGCAAGAAGTAGCTCCGGTAGTAAGCGAGGTAGCTCCGGTAGTAGTAAAAGCTACAACACCTAAGAAGGCTAAGTAGATCATGGGTATCTACCGTGGCCCTGGTGGTACAGGTGATGCAACCTCTGATGCTGAACTCAATGCACTGACAGTGTTATCTACAGCAGCATCTAACAGTGCTGCAGAGGCTGCTATAAGTGCTACAGCTGCAGCTGCTAGTGCATCTTCAGCGTCTACAAGTGCATCTACAGCATCTACAGCAGTTGCTGGTATTGGTACTTCAGTGACTGACGCTCAGACAGCGGCTATAACAGCTACTACAAAGGCTACAGAGGCCGCTGCTAGTGCTGCTGACGCAGCTGCTAGTGCATCTTCTATCAACCCTAGTAGCTTTGCAACAGCTGCTCAAGGTGCTAAGGCTGACACTGCTGTACAACCTGCTGCTATAACCAATATGTTAGAGACATCTGACATTGGTGTTTCAGTACAAGCATACAATGCTAACACAGCAGTTAAGAATACAGCACAAACATATACAGCAGCACAGCGTAGTTCTACAGTATCTCTTACAGATGGTACAACAATAACAC